CTGAAGAGTACAGCGAGTTCTTGTCCGACGCGGCCAAAGGCGAAATGGACCACGTGCTTGCGTTCACGCGACGCCTAATCGGCTTGGCGTACCGGCAACCGGCTTCCGACGGCCACGTGTTCCCGAAGTTTATGCTCGTAGAAGATATCTTAGCGCACGCCATCTTGATCGAGTCCGACGTGGCCGATAACTATGCCCGACGGCTGGCCGAAATCGACGAGTTACGCGCGGCGCACCCGACGGTCGCGGCGTATTTAACTATCTTTTACGAAGACCAACTCAAAGACAGTTACGAAGACTGCGAAAAGATGCGGCAAATCATGGCTAGCGACGGCATTGCCATTGCGCGCCTCACGCGACCCTTTAAATCAGTTGCGCGCGGCACGCCATCGGGCTATCCTGACGAGCAGTGATAACAACACCGCAATGCCCGATAGCACAACGGTAGTGCGGCAAACTGTTAATTTGTAGGTTGTAGGTTCGAATCCTACTCGGGCAGTTCTACACGGAGGTACACACCATGGCTGATCGCTTTGATTTAGAAAATGACATTACGAACCTGCTTGGGCTTTCTGATGATCTTGAACTGCTGTCCGCGGCCGTGATCGACGACATCGTGTCGACCGATGACGTGGCCAACGCGCTGATCGGTATGGCTGTTATGGCTCGCCTGCGGGCTGGGCGGACGTTCGATACGTTCAAAGCCTTGTTTGAGTTAGACGAGTACTGCGAATCACGGCGCAATAACAATGACGACGATACCAGCAGTAAAAAGTACGTTTAAGCGGGCTAGCCTGTGCCAACCTCGTTTCCGGTATTCAACGACCTAATTGCGCGCCACGTAAAAACGCTGGCGCCCGAGGTCGTATTAGATATTGGCCCGGGGTCTGGCAAGTACGGCAAAATAGTCCGCGAGAACATTCCGACCGCGGCGCTCATTGCCGTTGAGCCCACAGCGTCTTACATAAACGAGTTCGGGTTGAGCGGTATTTACGATACTGTGCATAACATGCGCGTTCAGGACTTTATGGTCCAGCACGTACGGCACAAATCTAATTTAGTCGTAATTGGAGACGTGTTGGAGCACCTGTTCCGCTCAGAGGTTATCGACGTGCTGGACTTTATGCTGTACCGCACCGACTGGCTGATGGCGCTCTGGCCGACAAACCTGCCGCAGAACGACGAGTACGAGAACAACGCTTACGAGGCGCATAAATCAAACTTTAAATTGCCAGAGTTAGCCGCGCTGTTCGATGTGCATTACTACGAGAAAAAGTTCGCTTATTTTTTGGGCTACAACTCGCCTGAGTACAACGCGTGCGAGTATCACTACTGTCTGCTGCGGGGGTACGACACGCGGCGAAACATGGGGCTATAAGATGCAAGATTTTAACTGGTGGACGGCGCTCACAGTCTTCGTTGTTTATGTGTTCTTTGATATCTTGTACGCGCTGTACGTCATCTGCGTCAGCCGCCGGCAGGCTCTTGCGGCCAGCGCCATCAGCGCTGTTTTATACAGTCTCGGCGCGTACGGCGTGATGAACTATCTTCACAACCCGCTATATCTCATTCCGCTGGCTATCGGCGCTTTTATTGGCACGTACGTAGCCGTGAAATACATGGGCGACTGGCACGCATGACGCCGTTTCGGCACACTACTATCGCTATAGACTTCGACCGCACGTTTACCAGTGACGTCGAGTTTTGGCGCTTTTTTATTTGGCACGCTGTTCGGCGCGGGCATAAAGTTCTTTGCGTAACTGGACGGACGGAGAGCGCGTTTACTCGGCGTGAAGTATTCTCAGTTTTTGGCGAGAAAACCTACAGCCTGCTGCACGACATTATTTTTTGCAACCATTCTCCTAAGCGCGACAGAACATTAGCGCTGGGCTATAAAATAGATATCTGGATCGACGACATGCCCGAGGGTATTGGCGCGGCAGACAAAACAGTCTTTGAACGCCTTGAAGATATGTTTCCCGTGTGCGAGACTTTGCCCGTGTTCACTAAAGGTAACGTAGACCCCGTTAAGGTATGGACGCCATGAAAAAGAAACCAGCCAAGAAAGCCACAAAAGCCAAAAAGAAAAGTGCCGCGCCGAAGAAAAAGACGCGCATCGAGAAGTTAGAAGCCGTCGTCAGCGAGTTAAATCTGCGCATTTGTACGCTGGCGTCTATCGTGGAAAGCATGGCCCCGACCGTGGACTTTGCCGGGACTGACAAAAACAGCACCGCGACAGTTTGCGGAATGCCCTATGCGGCAACGTCGTGGCCCGTGTACATGGACTATGCCGGCTATCTCGCGACAATAAAAAAATGACGCTACCATATGAGCGAACCCGGGCAGTCGTTAACACGCATGACTTTCTCGTGCGCTTACTCAGCCCGTATAACAAAGACGGCATCAAGAGAATTCCCAAGGCTGTCCGCGAAGAAGCCCTGTGGTTACTGCGGCATTACCCTCGGCCGTATGATATCTATGCAGCCGCCACATGCGCGCCTGACGTGTTCGACGCGCAAGAAATCCTTCGGTACAACGAGGGGCGGCACGCTGTTGAAACACTGCCAGAGCAAGATTAAGTGTATACTTGGGGTTTTGGAGGCCCCATGAATATTTACTTAGTCGGCATCGCGGCTGGATTCAGCGGCGTTGTGCTGGGATATGTGATCGCGCGGCTAGACGGTATTTACAGCCTTTTACGCCAGCAGCCTGTAAATAACTTGCCAGAACCGTCAAGTTTTTTCGCAAAAAAACATGACAAAGCGCGGGCTGAAGTCGAAGAGAAAGTCGGCCAGATTTCCATTGACACCAGCAAGTTTGTCACGGAAATTAAGACCGACAACATTAGCAAAGTAAACGACGTGGAACTGGGCAAGAAGACAACCCAGCAGGACACGCTCAATCAGTCAGTGTCAAAACTGGCGCAACTCAAAGGACGGTAATCATGCCCAAAGGACTCGACGTCGGAACTTCGTTTATCGTGCTGGCCTCTGGCGGCGAAATGCCCGTGAGTTTTACCAGCGACGACCAGACGGACTATGTAGAGTACAAGGAGTTCCGCGACGCTTTTTATGTTATCAAGCCGAGCACGCCAGTTGCGACGAAGATGATCGAGAAGGGCCTGCAGGGCAAAGTCTTTGTGCGTGACGAAGACGGCAAGTTCATTATTCTCGGCCAAGACGCCATCGAGAAAGCCGTCGAGCGCAACGACTCGGCTAAGCGACCAATGTACCGTGGCGTGGTCAGCCCCAAGGAGAAAGAAGCCAAGCGCGTGCTGGCTTACATTCTTAAAGAAGTCGTGGGCCAAGCCGAAGAACAGGGCGAGAAGATCGTGTTCTGTATTCCAGCCCAGCCTGTAGACCAAGAAGACGAAGATTTTGACGTCGGCTACCACGAAGACGTCGTCAAGTCTGTGCTGTCTGGTTGCGGCTACGAGCCCAAGGCCATCAACGAGGCTGAGGCGTTATGTTATTCAGAACTGGAGCATGACGACTACACTGGCGTGGCGCTGTCTTGCGGCGCCGGCATGGTCAACGTTTGCGTGATGCTCAACGGCGAGCCTACTGTCATGTTCAGCACTACGAAGTCAGGCGACTGGGTAGACCGCATGGCCGCGGTAGCAACATCAGAGCCCGACAGCGTGGTGCAGGCCGAGAAAGAGCAGGGCGAGTTCACGCTAGGCGGGCCGGTGTCAGAGAACACTGTTTTGGCGGCTGTTCAGGCGTATTACGAGCGCCTGATCGACTACACCACGAAGACGCTGGCGGCGGCTATGAAAGGGCACAAAGCCCTACCCAAGTTCAAAGAGCCGCTGCCGATTGTGATCGGCGGTGGAACCTCGCGGGCCAAAGGATTCGTCGACGTGTTCGCCAAGAAACTTGCCGACAACGAATTCCCGTTGCCGGTCAAAGAAGTTCGTCACGCGCGCGACCCGCTGCACGCCGTGGCTCGTGGTTGTCTCATCGCAGCGAAAGTTCTCTGAGGTTGCTATGACTGAAAAAGAATTCCTGAACTGGCTGCGTGGCTTTTTTGAGTTGGCCAATCCGACCAAACTCAACGCGGAACAACTCGCGCTGATCAAAGAAAAACTGCAGCGCGTCGTGTCAAGCGAAACAGCGGCGTGATTTTTTCTGAAAAATCTGTCACGTGGACAGGCCCATCGGTACTTGGTACCATGGGCCTTTCTTATTGATAACGCAGCGTTAAAGACAAGGATGTCGCCATGGGTCGTCGGCCGCGCTTTGATGGTATTATTATTTCGCACCTCGGCAACATCGACGGCCGCCAAGCAGAAAAAGAAAACACGCTGCCGTATATTCAAAAAGCCTTAAAAGAAGGCTGGCACGTGTGCATTGACGTACTCTTTTACAACGGCAACTTTCTGCTCCCGCACGACGCCGGCCACACGGCTATCCCGCCGGCACTGCTATCTAAACAGCGCGTTTGGTGCCGGGCTTCAAACGCTGAAACAGTTGACGCGCTGTGCAATGTGAACGCGCACTGCTTTCTGATGAGTGAATATTTCATGTCGTTAACGAGTTCTCAATTTATCTGGACGCTCCCACCGCACGCCCTTGTGGCGCGCTCTATCGCAGCGTTCCCAGAACTCGCCGACCCCGACTGGCTCGATCTTGCCGAGCCAGCAGGGCTATGCAGCAACGAGCCCGCCCGTTATATCTGACAATAGCGCGCTTTCTTGGTCGTTGAAAATTCGCCGGTACTGTATTTAAGGATTATTGCGTCACAGGCAATAATCATTAAATAGCGTAACTAGACGTTTTTATTCCAGAAAACGTATAATCGGTGTGTGCCGTAAGTTAGTCGTGGCGGTCGGCTGGTTAGGTTTTGTAAGAAAAACAGGGATGTTTTTCTGACAGAAATGGTTTCGTGGTCAGGTTAGTCGTGGACACGAATGGAGGCGCAGCAAATACCGCACGGGAGAAATTTCTTCTCCTCGAAAGTTGCTGTGAATCCCCGGTTTCGACCGGGGTCGGACTCGCGGATAGGGGATCGCGAGGGCTTACGGTACACACCACTAGTTGTAAATAAAGGCTGAGATTGAAGTTAACACCGATGAACGAAGAAAATTTAATGTCTTTGTCGGTGTTTGCGAGCGCGTTTGGCGTTTCGTCGTTTGCCGGTCTGGCTACCCTTTTGCGTTTCTCTAAAAAACTTTCTAAACTATCGGTACTCAGCGCGATGCTCAACGCCGGCTTCATAGGTCTGGCGATCGCCCTGTTGTGGTACCAGAATTACAGCGAAGCACGCAATATTTACGGGTTAATCGGCATTTGTGTTATCGCCGGAATGGGCGGCGGAACATTAACAGACATTTTGATATCACTCTTGTCTGGCGCCGGTATCCGCGTCACAATTACGCACGAAAGGGACCTTCATGGCACCGATCAACACAGTAACGGCGACGACGACGATGAATCAGCACATTCGTAACAAAATGAGCATCATGGCGTGGGGCATGGCGGCATTGTGCGCGTGGGTACTTCTTATTGCCGCGACGTATGCGCAGCATTTAAAAGTTCAAGATAGCAACCCGTACAACACCAGTAGCCCGATTGCCCCCAAGAACTAAGCGGGGCTGCCATGGCTGGCTTTTCTGTTATTCATGAAGACTGGGTCGAGAAAGATATCACAACCCAGCCCGCCTACCACGCCGGAAACGCGCTTGGCTGGCTGTACCGCGGCAACAAGCAAGCCGCGACGAACCACGCGCTCTCTGGCCGCCTGTATCTGGCCAAAAGTGGCTGGTTGCTCCTCTCGGTGCCTAACGCCCTTGTGCGTGGCGTATATGACGCGCTGGCTGTGCCGGGCGTGGAACTTCCCAAGGCTGGGCTTCTGAACGTCCCGAACGTGGACGCGGAACTCTTGAACGCGCACATCTCGGTCATGACGGCTGATGAAGTAAAAAGCGTCGGCGAAGAGCGCATCAACGAGCGCGGTCACGCTTTTTGTTATTCGTTGGGTTCTTTGCGCGAAATTGACGTGCGCGGTATTGAGAGGATTAGCAAAGTCTGGGTCATTGAAGTTTCCAGCCCGGAACTCTCGGCACTTCGGCGCACCTACGGCTTATCGGCGCTGCCTAAAGAAAACCAGCCGTTCCATATTACGGTCGCTGTGCGAAAGAAAAACGTCCTGTACGCCAATGAGACTGGTAAAGGCGTAGCAGAGCAAAAGCCGTTCGAACGCCCGATAAGCCGCGGCGAGTTGAAAGCCGCAGAATTTTCCCGCTCGGGATCAAAACTTTCCCGCTCGGGACAAAAAGACCTGTTACCGGGTGGAAAAGCCGATAATGTTCCCGATCGGGAAATTTCTCCAAAAGCCCTAGCCGAAGGACAAAAAGATGAGCACGAACACACACGAAATGACCAAATCGCCAAAGAAATTGCCAAAGATCATTTGCTCCAAGACCCCCAACACTACAAAAAAGAAACGCTGATGGAAAAGGTCACAGCGTCACAGATGCCGGCGATTGTGCGGATGGTGACAGGTAAGCAAGCCGGCAGCGTGTACGGCAACCAAGCGTTAAACTTTCTAAACGCGCAACAGCCAATTCGTTATGATCACACTAAGCCTGTGTTTCAAAATATTCAAAACCAATTGACGGACATGAAACAGCGCGGCGACTTCATGATGCAGGCACAACGAAACCACGATATGTACATGTCGGCACTGAGCCCGCAGTTCCGTCATAAACGTATGCTCCAAGCATTTCGTGGAGAACTTCCGCAGCCGCACCCGTTAGACACATTTATCGAACACCATGGCGATCAGATTCTCGGAATGCTAGGCGGCCAACAATGAAAAACCTGATTGATAAACTCAATGACCTGTGGAAAAAGAAGCCGCAGCCTGAAAACCCAGAAACGCCCGTTGTCGACACGCCCGGCAGTATTCCGTGGCTGCGCATAGGTATTCTTTTGCGCTCAATACCGTTTCAAAAACTGCTGCCGCTTTTTGTCACAGTCCCGGCGATTGTTTTTTTTGCTGTCAGTGGTTTTGTGGCGTGGATTATGGTCGTGCTGAAATTTGCGCTTAGCGTGTTCAATATGTGGGGCTGATATGACAACGCTCGCTGAATGGCAAGACGTACCGAATCGGGTCGCCGAACTGGTGAAACAGGCGACGATGCTGCGGTGCGCCTACGAAAAGATAGCAGAACAAACCGGTGACCTTGCGGGCACGACGGCTACGTGGGATGTCGCTAACGACACGCTGGTTTTATACCGCCCCGGTTGTGCTGCGACGAAACTCGCGGGTATCGACGGCCGTTGCTGCTTATTGCGCAACAGCCTGTCGGCCAAGCCAGACTGGGAGCAGGAAATACTTATCAAAAAAGCAAAGGTTCCGTATGTCGGCGCGGCGTTTGATTTCGCTAACAACGTGCTTGGCGGCGCGACACCGTTATCTAATGGCCTGACCTCGGCGCTTATGCTTGGCGGTCTTGGCTACGGCGCAGGCGCATTGGCTGAGAACTTGTTTCCAGAGCGTTACGTCCGCCGCGGCACGCTTCGCCGTAATTTAGGACTTGCTGGCGCTGCTGCCGGAATTGGCCTCGGCGTCAACAACGCGTACGCCACGTCACAAAAAATGCGGCAAGGATTTTT